AAGACTGGACTTCTGCTGTGGCCCTTGGGCCGTGGACTTTGGAATAATCCGCTTGACTGCCTGTTGCGTTGGAGAACGTTGTTCTTTTTGTTGAGGCTGCCCCATCTGCATCGCCTCACGCATCCTTGCAATCTCCGCCTCTGTGTATGTGGCCTCTTCCTTTACTTCTCCGCCTTCCGCCAGCTCCTGCAATTGCAGTGTAAAGTCACGGTTGTATGGGTAGATGTTTGGGCTCTTTTGCCGAATGTCACGATCCACCTTGTAATCTTCCAAACGAGCCTGATCGACAGCACGGTTGTACGACTGGCTGTTCAAGAATGGTTGAACGAGGCTCTCGGAACGTTGCCCACTTTGACTAGTGTCTGTCATACCAAACGCATTGGCAATGTCATAGTCGCTGTAGTTCGGGAAAAACTGTCTCAAGTCAGCTTCCGAAGCCCTGCCCGCACGATATCTGTCTACCGTCTCATTTAACCGACGTGTCAATTCTCTAATAGGAATTTCCTGTTCCCACTCTTTTTGTTCATCATCCTGGAGAGGAACATCGGCCAGGATGTCCTCTAAGGACTCATATAGCTCACCGGCTTCACCACCTCTAGAAAAGGCAGCGACAGACAGACTGTTGATATCGACTAACCCGCCATCGGCCATGTTCAATGGGCCGTCAAACGCGATAGGCTGTGCAGCGGGCATCTGGCCAACAGGACCACCCATGGCAAAACGAACAAGCGACAGGCTGTCAATGTCTTCGAGGTTTTGGTCCATTAAGGCCCCAGGAGAAAAGGTACTACAATTCTATGCCTCAATAGTACTCCGGCACAAGCCCCTCGCTGGCTTTCTCGTCCTGATAGTCAGTGTCAAGGTTAATGAAATTCCCCGCACGAAACCGCATCATCGCCTGGGTGGTCGAGTCCACCAAGTCGTCATTGTCCCCGTTTGGAAACGCCGCACACTCCTCGATTAGCTCCATCGCCCAGTCAGTGTCCGGGGCCCAGACCATACCGGACTCGAACAAAGGGGCCACCGCGTTGGCTCGGGAGATCTTGTCCTGCCCGGACCTTCGGCCACCAGGCGTGTACATCGTCACAGGGATCCCGATTCGGCGAAGCTCTTGCTGCAATGGCACACCGGTTGCCTTGGCCTCGATCAACACGTTATCGGGCTTCCACTCGTCATACTGCTCCTTGGCCCTACGCTTCAATTCAGGAAAGTCCCACCTTCCCTTTTGCATGTCCAAGAGGATAATGGCAGGCCCCCCATCTTCCTGGGGGTAGAACACACCCCAGGTCGTAATGACAGAGAAGTCCGCCGTCTCCTTTTTGGAGTACGCCGTGTCGTACGATTGGATGATGTAGTCAATCCTGGGCGTGTAGTCGTGCTCCCAGAGCTGCCACCACTCGCGCTTGAGAATTGCGCCCTCGTCGTTGGTCGGCTGCTGCTGGTACATGGCGTTCCACTTCTGTGGAGACAAAGAGGCCTTGACCCCCAATAACTCCTCAAGCTTCCAGAAACTTGGCCATAGGGGATTACCACTAGGCAGGATTGCAGGAAACTCGATTACCTCCCAACGGTCCGCCTTGTGCGAGACCTGGGCCTTGATCAACCTTGCAGTCAGATCCTTTGTGCCCCACCGAGTCATCACAATGACCACCGCTCCACCAGGCTGGAGTCGCGAGCGAGGTCCAGAGGAATACCAGTCCCAGGCATTTTCTAATGCAAGCTCTGATGCCGCGTCCTGTTCCGAGTGTGGGTCGTCAATGATCAAGAGGTCCGCGCCACGGCCCGTCATCGCACCGCCAACACCGACGGCAAAGTACTCACCGCCCTCGCTTGTCTCCCAACGGCCCGCAGCTTTCGAGTCCTGTTTCAAGAAGACCTGTGAGAAGAGCTCACGGTAGTTTTCCGCTGACATCAGATCACGGACCTTACGACCAAAGCGCACGGCAAGCTCGCCTGTGTGGGTCGCTTGAATGATCTTGGTTGTCGGTTTACGTCCCATGATAAACGCAGGCAGGAGATAGCTTGCGAATTCAGACTTCGTGTGCCGTGGAGGCATGTTGATGATCAGGCGCTTTAGCGTGCCATTGGCAATACGATCAAAAGCCTCGGCCATCCGCTCGTGGTGAGCACTGAAAATGGCGCTGGGCCAGACATATCTCGCAAAGTCGAGAAAGTTAGTTTGTGATCGCTCCTGTGCTTCCAGGAGACGCAGTCGTAATTCAAGTCTTAAGCGCTCAGATTCAACGTCTTCCGGCGCGGCGGTCTGGTTCATGCAGAGTCCGTTCGAAAAAAATTTGCAAAAAATTTTTTGCCAAGTGAGTTTTTAAACTAAAGGGGGCCCTTTTGCAAGTGGCTGCCGGCAAAAAGTTCCGAATTCTGTTTTGGCCAGGAAAAACTGTGTGAAATCGGGCTAAAGCCTGCGCAGCCCACACACGGGGCCGTTTTGCGGGGTCGATGTTAGTGGGCGCTAGCTATCGCTAAAACGCCCGCCGGGACTCTCCCCCAGGCGCGCGGCCCACGGTCCACGGTCCAGGGAGCGCGGCCACCGGCCCACGGTTCGCGGGCCATTGATCACGTGCCGGGTGTTTGTAACCCTGGCCACGGTCCGGGATCGGATTACAAACAACCAGGGCCCGGCCACCTGGGCGCAGCTCACGTACCAGGGAGCGCAGCTCACGTACCAGGGAGCGGCCCACGGTCCGCGAGTTAAGGCCCACGGCCCACGGCCTGGCGCGGGTTCCACGGGCGAAGCTGCGCAGCTGCGCGAGTTAAGGCCACCGGCCAGGGCGCTACCAGGGCGCGCAGCTCACGCTACCAGGGCAACGGCCCACGGGCCACGATACGGCCCGCAACGGGCCAGGGATCACGGGGCCCGTGGCCCGTGATCGGTTTGTGACATTGCGGCGAGCCCGCCGGCGTGATGTAGTGCAATGGCCACGCGGCCAGGCCTGGCGCGGCCTGGCGCTTTACGATACGCGGCGCCCGTACACTTCGGGCCGGTTAACAAACAAACACGGCCAGGGCGGCCGGGTTTCAGGCGTAAAAAAACCGGCCGCGCGGGCCGGTTCCAGGGCTGCAGCTGCAGCGCTTAGGCGGCGAGCTCGGCCGCTTCGGGCTCCCAGGCTTCGGGGCCAGCTGCTAGCAGCTCCACGGCGCGGGATTTCAGGGCGGCGCCCGATCCAAACCAGGCGGACTCTAGGCGCGTGTTATTGGACCGGCCGCGCTCGTGATCGACGAGCTCGGTCACGGCGTTGAGCATTGCCCACCGAGTGCCGGCCACGCCGGGAATTTCGGCCCCAATCGCGCCACCGTTGAACAGCTGCAGCACGCGCCCGAATGCACGCGACTCGCGGACATCGCCGGCGGCCCGGTGCCAGGGTTTTAGCAGCGCGGCCAGGAATGAGTCCGCCTCGGCCGGGGCCATGCCCTGGCCGGCGAGCTGTCGCGAGCTAATCAAAAAGCGCTCCCAGGCGTCCGCTGCGATTCCGAGCTGCAGCCGCACGGCGTCCGCCTTGAAATTCTCGGAGTGAAGCACGCGGACGGCCGATTTTAAATAGCCGGTGTTTATTTCGGCCTCACCTTTGATCGGGGCCCCGTTCGCGTATCCGCCCACGGCGGCCGTGATCGTGTTATTGCAAACCACGCGAATCGCCGTGAACTTCGCCACGGTGGCCATGGTGCCGTCATATGACGTGCCGAGCAGCAAGTACGGTTTTACGATATCGCGCGAAACCACGGGCGCGGCGTCCCCTACACTCGCCAGGGCCCAAACCCTTTTCCCGTCCGATAACGCGCCGGCCGTCTCGAGTTGAAACCCACCCAGGCTTACGAGCTCGCGAAAAAATTCCATAACTTCGCCAGGCTGCACTACCCGGTAACCGTCCGAAACCACGGCCAGGGGCGCGCCGGTGTCCGAACGGTGGAGCACTTTCCGATTCGGCCAAGATTGCAGCTCAGTCGCGGCCGGGCTGTTATACAGCACGGGCGATTCTAGGACCGTGTAACCGAGTCCCGCCTGTTGCGTCCAAGTTTCAATGCTCGCGCCTGGCGTTAAGGCCTGGCCGAGGCCGTGCCATGGGGTGGCGCCGGTGTAAGCAATGGCCGAGCGGCCGGTTGTTTGATCAATCATATGTGCCATTTTTAAATCTCCTGTATGTGCGCGGGAGGATTCCCGCCCGTGAATTATAACGCCGAAATTCTCGGGCGCGCAAATCGGCCGCCGTGGCGGCCTGGCGCGCTCCGATCCACCGTAAAACGAAAAGAATCATGGGGCGGCCCGCCCGATATCGCCGGCCACGTGGTGGCGCAGCAGCGAACCAGGCGGCAAGCTGCGCGCGAAATCGCGCAACGCCTGGGGATCGTCCGAGCGGCCCGCTTTCCTGGTCCCGTGCCATTGGATCGCCGTGGGCCCGCTTGATGCATAGCAGCCACCAGGGAGCGCCGTCCCCACCCTTTTCGCGCTCGGCCCATGAGCTACAAACACCACAACGAAATCACGGTCCGCACGGGCGCACAAAGGACGGCCGCCGCCGCATTGTGCGCACGTGAAATTCTCGGCGAGCTCGGCCGGGCATTGAATAAAACGGCGTCCGCGATATTCCACGCCACCGGCCCATTCAGTACCGGCCGGGGCGGCCACCACGGCCGGGCGGCCCGCGTCCATGGCGTGCACGGCGTCCAGCATGTTATCGCAGCTCGCATTGATTACGGTTTCGCCGGGTTTCGCAACGGGCAGCAGCTCGGCCGGAAAATGGGAATAGGTCCAGGCCTGGCCATTACGCGGCACGGCGGACAATAACGCGGCGAGATACTCGGGATCGATTAGCTCGGCGCCGTTTTCCCCGTCCGGGTGAAGCGCGCAGCTTTTCGGGCATGTTGCATATGTTTTATGCTCGCCTGCGCGATATGTCACGGCGATGGGGCCGGTTTTACGGTTAGCCGATACGGCAACGGTTTTTAGCATTCTCTTTTCTCCTGTATGTAACCGAGCGGCGCCCGGTGTTTGTGAATATTAATACAAACAAAAAACAAACACAAACAAAAAACCGGGCCCCGTACGAGCGGCCCGGCCATACAGGAACGGCGCTTTTAATATTCTTTTCGGCGGTACGCTGCATCGTTCGCGAATTGTTCGCGCAAGCGCCAAATAATAACTTTGTTCGTCGCGTCGTAAGATTCGGACGCGCGGCCGTCCGCGCCTTCGGTCCAAACCGTGGTTTTTTTCGGGTGGCCGTTGCGGATCGTTGCGCCTTCACCGTAAAAGCTAACCAAGGCCGAGGCGCCTTCAACTTCTTTACACGCGCCCATGTATTCACCCTGGGAATCGAAAATTTTAAATTGTGGAGCTGCTGCCATTTTTAATTTTCCTTTTTTATCGATTAGCTAAATTACGCAAGAATGTCCGAGAAAAAACAATGTCCCCGAGAAACTCGGACGGGATCAAATAATCAACCCCGGCCGCGTGGTCTTCTACCCGGTCCAAATCCATGTACTTTTTTTCTAGGATGTTGTGAACCAAAACCATTTCGCTTTGATCGGTTACCGGATTATCTCCAATTACAAACTTTCCAAACTCCATTTCGCCAAACCAAACTTCTACAGTTTTTTCGCTCATTTTTTACCCCCACGAATAAAAAGACTAGCCAAAAAGAAAACGGCAATGGCAATACAAACCAGGCCCAGGGCACTAGTTAGCGCTTGCAGGATTTCAACAAGGTTATGCATCGCTAGGTCTCCTCGCACTTGCAACTAAAGCCGTCCATTGCAGGGCAGCCTTCTTTATGGTCTCGGACCTCGACAGGCAAATCGATTTCATCGCCTAACTTACTGGCGACATAGCACCGCATGGCGGCGATCAGGGGCGTAAGACCGACGCTTTCTTTGCCACCAATGTGGGCGTTCCATTCGCTGTTTCCGTATAGGTAAATCGCAATACCCTCCCGCTCAATGATCGGGCCCCCCTGGGCCCAATTGGATGAGGGCCTGTAGGCGTCTGTAAACTCGTATGTCTGTGTCCCATGCTCGGCTTCAAACACCGCCCAGTCCAACTGCATACCACTTAGTTCTGATACCTTCATTTTCTTTCTCCTGTATGTGACGGCAAAGCGCCGACAGCCACAATGTAAATAAATTTATTTTTTGTGTCAACTACTTTCCATTGAAAAAGGAATGAAACAGCAACATGCCGGCCAGCCTGGCCAGCTGCTTGAGGAATCCTCGTTCTCGCTCGGCCGTTCGGTCGGGCTCTTTATATTTCAATCCCTCTTGCACTCGTCTTCTGTATGTACTTCGATGTCGTACGGGTCGCAATGGTTTCTCCTGTATGTAAAGGGAGGGCCGTAGCCCTCCCTATTGTCACTCCGCCAAATTGTCCAAATTAAACCAGTCCCCGTTGTCATTCAGCCAGGTAAAAGCTCCTGACTCAGGGCAAACAATGTGAATGTATTTTCTCTTGAACTCATCGTTCGGCCACCAAGCAAATACGTCGTGCTTAACGCCAAGTTTGCGCATCATCTTGTTCGCAAGCTCTGCCCGCTGCTTACCTACTTCATCGCCTTCTTCAAGCGTAGGCCGCTCGAGTTCGATCCAAACTCTGTTCATAACTTTCTCCTGTATGGTTAAAGAACAATGTCAAATTTTTATTTGACAAACACATTATACCACACTTTTGATCGGGCGCAAAACTCACTCCAATAATCGGGCGCGCAAAACATTCCACATCACGTGCGACAAGGGCCACTTGTCGATTGGCTCGACATCGATGCCGCGCATAAACAAGTCTTCGGCCTGGCTGCCGTCGTACAAGTACAAGAATCCCTTCAGCACAGAGGTCGTGCCCGGTGGATGATATTGAACAAGAAAGTACGTCGGGCAGTTTAGGTCTGCATGCTTAAGATGGAACGCCACCTGGTGGGGACTCAGAGCTATCTTGCGCCCCCTCCTCACTACCTTCAGCTCCACCATCACAAACACTCCCTCCCCCGTCAGGGCCACCAGGCAATCCGGCGTCCCCAAGTTCACCCGACTCTCGATCCTCGTTATGTGACTGTTTGGTAAGTTTTCTTTTAGCCTCTTGTGCAGCAATCCTTCGGGCTTTTTCGACATTTCGTAACGCCTCCTGCAGCGATTGTGGTTCCGGTTCCGGATCCTGTTTTGCTTCGATAACTTCCGCGACTTCCATTTCCAGGATGTCTTTCGGTGGGGGCCCGCCGTAGAGCTTCTTGATCTCCTCGAGCTTCTCCATCACCTGCTCTTTGCTCATGGAATCAATCGTGCCCACGCGAATCTCTTTGCGGTCCACATAAATCGTGCCCAATGCCTGGCCCCGACGATACTCAGCTTGCACGGCCGCACCGAATGCGCCCGCTGCTAACGCAGCATCCCGGATTGTCAAGAGATCTCGCATGTGCCGCTCGTAGGTCGTGTTGTACTTGGCAGCAAGCTCGGCCCGGTATTCCTGGATCGCGGCGACGATATGCGGACAATGGTCAGGACTAGTCAAGCGCGTGGCAATCCCGCTCGCGGACTGCGGGCTAAACCCTGCGCGAATCGCTGCCTCTTTCAAAGTGACCGCCCCGTCCCCGGACACAAGCTCTTTGACAAAGGTCCATTCCTTCGCCGTCAAGGTCTTTTGCTTTTTCAAGGGAGCTACTGGCGTGGCCAGGCGCTTCGCTAATTTGTCCCCGATAACTGGCGGAACATTCCAAACGTCTTTTTTAGCCATCAGATGTACCTCCGGCAAACCCATTCGGCCAACGTCGTGCGAATCACGTAGCAGCGCTGCCCCTCATTCTTTTTGTACCAAAAGGCCAACGCCACTCTTGTTTTGCGGGCAGCTTCTTCCGAGAAGAGTTCAAAAAAGTCCCCCACGGCCATCTCGTTAAAGGGGTATTCAATTTTCCAACCTAAGTCGTGTGTGTTGTGCTCGACTGCCGTTTCGTCATCCTGAAACGCTATTTCCATTTCTCGCTTGGTTTTCATGCGACTCTCCTGCAGACCCACTCCCCATCATCCCGCTGCCGGGTTGTGAACATCCGTCCAGGGGTCCTTTT